GAACTTGTTCCAAAAACACCTGTAAAAACACTTAATTGGTTTTTAAGACAAACCGCGTTTGAAAATGAAGATATAGTCACGGGTGGTACAACTTTACTTGCAAACGTATTCGCGAATAGGTATAATTTCTCTTCAAATGTAGAATATTCCGTAAATAACGAATTTTACAATCCACCCATGTCAAGTGCAAAAATATTTGTAAATGGTGAAGATGTGCCAAATATTCAAGATAGTGATCATAAATATTTTAAATATGTTGTTCCATTTTCAAGTCGTTTATCACGACCTTTGCGAAACATTTATACATATGCATTCTCGATGAATCCAATTAATGTAGAACCATCGGGAATGTTGGATTTTAGTCAGTTACAATCTAACCGAACGGTTTTAGATGTTACTATGAAAGAAGGTCTTACGAGTGATTACACGCTACATTTATATTATGTAGGATACCAGACATTCATTTTTGTAAACGGTATCATGACACTTGTTTAGAAAAAAGTGCATTTTTATGATCGTGTATATACTCGATTATGTTATTTTTTATACACCATCTTATGAAATTCAGCTGTGCAACAGTCGTATGTATTTCATTGGATGTACCCGGTACAGTATATGATATTTTAGATGAACGACAAAACGGATCAAAAAGTTTTTTACTATACCCGTCTAAACTCGATTTATATGCGCAATGTACACTAAATATTTTACCGTCAGTCGTTTTATATGATAAATTGTTTTTCTTTGAATAATTTGTTATAAACCATTCGAGATTTCTTAAAGAAATGCCACCTGTTTTATTTAAAATTTCTAAAAGTGTAGCTCTATTCTCGGAGTTATTATAAAATGTATCGATCGATGTTAGTAGAATAGCTGATTTATTCATTATTACATTATTCCACGCAATTCTCTAAATCCCTTTCTTGATACTTCACATGCAGGGCAACCCGGTTTAAATATACATTCTGATAAACTATGTGTATGTCGTATACCATCACTGTTTTTAGGACTCATTTCGATAGGTCCCATAAGTTGTGGTTGATCTATATGACTTCCACACATTCCATTATCTTTGGACCTTGCAAGACATGGTGTACCATCCTTTTTGAAACCTTTACAAAATTTAAATGAATCTGGGATAAACTGACATAATAATTTTGAATTCATATATAATTCTTTGGAAAGTATCATACACATTTCTACACGTGCTACATGACGTTCTTCATCAAGACGTTTATTTATAATAGGTAATAGATCATCTACAAGTTCGTGTTTCTTTTGTTTTCGAGATACCATTACTATATATATCACGTTATTTTTTAAGCTTTTTGAACATATCACTTATTTTCTGCTGCCCTTCAGTTTCAGCCTCTACTTTTTTATTTGGACGTCGTTTCGGTTTCACACGTGTTAGAAGTTCCCCAAATATCTCTTCTTTCGGATCTTCGAAGAGTGGTTCAATTAAATCACACACGGGGTTTAGAAATTTGTTTATAAAATAATAATTATAATCAACTTTTAAATTATTATCTTTTGCGTATTTTGGATCTTCCGACTTTTCAAACGCCTTTGCTTTAGGATCACCCGTATCGAGAAGAATATAAGGTACGCGATCACCCGATTGTGGTTCAGAACCCGGTTGTCTTTCACGCATTTTTCTTACAACTTGAACATGAGCTTGATTAATATCCTTAATATCGGGACTATTAATAGAAACCGTAAACCCTTTTGCTTTATACGAATCCGATAAACCCTGACTCAAAATTAGTTTTTCGTTAGGTACGTCACCTTCAATAAGTTCAATAGCCCTTTGTAAAGCGAGTTCTTTAGGTGGTCCAGTATCACTACTTTCTAAAACAACATCGAGAAGTTCTTTACACACTTCGCGCATGTGAGGTGTATTATCTCTTCGTACCAATTGAAGTCCTTTGACATCTATATAATCCATATTCATGTTCCCATCTTTACCCTTCGTCCAAAGTTTTGCCGCATACCGTTTCTTTGAATATAAGAAATAGGGGCAATATACCTTTTCGAGTTCAAGGTTATTCGGTGCTTTGAAGAGTTTAGTACACTCTTGTGCGGCACGTTCACCTATTTCCCAACTGTATTCAATTGCTTCTTTTCCTGTCCGGTTTCCCACATCAAATTCAACCATAACTGAATCCGTGTCACCGTACCTTACCTTTGATCCCGGAAAATTCTTTTCAACATACGCTTTTGTTTCATCAATCATGCTTCGACCTTTTAGAGTTACCGTCGACGCAATTTGTACACATGGTAACATACCTTTTGCTGCACCAGTAAAACCGTACACTGAGTTCATAGACACTTTATACGCTAATTGTTTACCGTTATACATCTCTTTTAGTGCACCGGTCGAATTTGCCATATCCTTCTTAGCTTGTTTACGAAACTGTTTTAGTTCTAGAAGAATACTTGGTAAAAGACTGGGAACATCTTGTGCAAATTTGTAAAACCCAAATGTTTCGTATGTTACACCAGGTATATTTTCATATTTGGAATCCATAACCATCGATGAATAACATAAATTGTGTGCCATCATAATTGATGGGTACAGACCTTCAAAATCCAGTGCTGTTATTGGTCTATAATAGGCGCCTTTCTGTGCGTCTAGAACAGTTGCACCTTCATACCCATCTGCAGAATATTGCCCCCATGATATAGTTGGAATCATAAACCCCATTTCACGTGCCTTTTTTGTTAACAAGCTAAACACTTTGATCTGTTGACCCCTTTCGACTAGATAACATAGAGGGACCCAAGTGGCTTTAGCCATCTCAAGTAAGTTAACAAGTATAGATAATTTTGATAACAAACGGTGAGGTAAAAGTGTATCCTTAACACAATACTCGGCGACTTCACGCAATTTTATGGGATCTTCTTCCACAAAACGCGCAAACATCTCCTTTGGGGGCATATCGATTTTGTTATCACCAAGGTACAACTTAGAAACATTATCGAGTTTATACGAATCGAGTTTATACCCCTTTTTAACTTCGTGGAACAAATCGAAAATAAACCGCCCAGGCATAGGTAAAATCTTAAGTGCATTATCACCAAGTGCACTCGACGATAACTTCTTATATACAAGTTCACACGAATGATTTTTCATTTTACTCATTTCGTAAAAAGTTTGATCACAATTTGTCATGACCGCACGTTTCATTATATATTCTAAATCAAAACCAAATATATTCCACCCAGTTATGATATCGATATCTTTTTCCATAAGGTACTCCTTAAATGCCATAAGCATTTCACGTTCAGTGTCGTAACTCTTAATTATACACCCGTCTAATTCTGAATCTGTTTTTTTATAACAAAAACATGTTTTATCATACGGTACGTCAGAACCAAAATGTGTAAGTGATACGGCAATCTGGAAACATGCATCGCCTTTTACGTCTGCATCAGGAAACTTACCCGTTGAACTATTACATTCAATATCTACGGACGCGACTACAAAAGGTGCAGTCTCTGGAATATCAACTGGTTTAAGTGTTTTCCAATCGTTACAAAACAGATCTATATTAACCCGTGCTAAGTGTGAACGTACACACATATCTCCCGAATCCATCCATCCAGTGGATTGAATATTAGTTCGGTGCATCAACCTCAGAACAGGATCCAGATTTGATTCGTATACTTTATATTTCACGGCTTCATCGGGTAATGTACGTTTTAATCGCCCATTTACCATACGTCGTGCCGCGAGGTTCTTAAAGTTTAATTGCATAAAAATAAATTTTTCGTTATTTTGAAAACCCCAGACATCTTTAGATTGAACGATATCGTAACTTATCAAACATTCAGGACATACTTTATCAATCTTTGTGTATAAATTACGAATATCCATTTGTGATGTTTTCTTCGGGAGTTTCACGAAGAAGTATGGTGTAAAACTTGTCGTAACACATACAGACTTACCTTCGTTTGTTTTACCAAAAATACTAATTAAGTGTTCGTCTTCCGTGTCTTGTGTTTCCCAGGTCAATACTTGGAACACGACCATTTTTATCTTATTACGTTAACGCCCGATTTTTTTAATATAGTATAGTAGTAAATATGTCAGCTGCTTTGATTGATCTCGTCTCAGTCGGTGCCCAGGACGTCTATATCACAGGCGATCCTCAAGTCTCTTTTTTTAGACAAAACTATAAACGTCACACAAACTTTTC